CAAAAACACTACTGCCGTATGCAGTACATCCAAATGCCATCAAATGTCTATCTTGTTGCTACATTAAAATGCTTCCCACAAGTTGTGGAACGTCAGCCGCACCACTCAATGAAGACTTAAGAACTGCGCGGGTTGAAAATGTATCGTCGTAAGCCCAGTAATAAATGTCTGCATTTCTTATGCAGAAAATCAAATCATCATTAAATCGGTCTTGTGTATAAAGTCTGGGAGGTTGGTAAATTGGAATAGACCATCCACTGCCCCAAGCGCCTCTGCTCCAAGGACCAGCACCCCAACCATAACCGAATGAGCCAATTTCATTACCGGAATGAATATCAAATGTTGCTGTTATTGGGCCACCATAAGATGCCGTAGACGTAGCGGCAGTTTCAACACTAATAGTAAATGAGTTGACTAAAGCATTTGAAATAAGATGATTGGTATTTAATTTAGATAAAGGAATACCACCAACAGTTGTATTAATGTCAGAAAATAAAACATAGTCACCGTCTAACGCTCCATTATTTGGAATGTTAACGGTAACCACTTTTGAGCCAATTGTGGTTTGAAGAATGCTCATGTTATTCTCACTCCAACCACACCCAAATAACTAGTTACGGAATTTCCATTTACAGTAGATGGCGTGTAAACAGTTTCATTACCAACAAAAGTATTTGCAGATACCCCAGTAACAGGGTTTCCTATTACTGCGTTTACAGTTCCAACAGATGCCGTTGCCGAAAGTCCAGTTATACCAAGGTTGGTATATATCATTCTAACTGGGGTAATATCAAAACCAAGAGTTCCGGACTCCACATAAACTTTTTTGTTTGTTGCGGCGCTTAAAAGATTATTGCCATCTGTTGTAATCCAGCAAAACAAAGAACGACAAACGCCAATTAGTGTTGTCGTATTGTATTGAAGCCAACCACCAATCTTTTCAGGGAATCCAGAACGAAACCGAATTTTGTCGCACTCATACCAACCACCCTCGGAAGCGTAATTTGTTTGGTCCCGGTTAATGCCGGGTTTAAATACGAGTTTACCGAGTGGCATGATGTATTACTTCGTAGGCTTCTCGACAGGAGTCATAGGCAGCTTGAAGCCGGGCTGCGTCGGCAGCGTACCCAGCAAGAAATTCTGCATCTCCCCTTGCCAATCCCGCACCCGTACATCCCACACCACTTCCGGAATCGTTGGACACTGGGTCTTGACGGGCTTCGGGGCGCTTGCGCAGGCTGTTAATGAGAGCGTTGTACCGAGTAGTAGCAATTTGATTTGCATTAACTTTTTCCTTCTGAATCTTGTTTATTTCTTTTTGTAGGATTTGTTCTGTTTCGCGGGCTTGGTCTTTGAGTATTTGAACTTCGCGTTCTTGCGTTACTTTATACGCGTCCCATTTCTGTTGGACAACTTCTTTGCCGTGACTAAGACCTTTAAAATAGACAAAACCGAGCATTACAAGCCCGGCCAATCCACCTAATACCCAGCGATTCATTAGGAACCCGAGCATTTGTTGTATTCCTCTTGCCTGCGTTTAGTTAATCCTGCTAATGGCTTGCCCTTAAACCTATCCCAGCGAAGAATTTCTTTACAGGCTCCGACATAATCACCGGCTTTGAGTTTTTTTGCTAACGTAGAACCGCAAAAGTTCTTTGCGCCAATATTGTAAGTCAACGAAACATATGCATCAAACTCATATTGAAACATTGGTATAGGGGCACAGGTCTTGACGGCGGTTTGGAACTTGTCGGCATCTTTAAGCAAGCGAACCAAGGCCCGCTCTGGAGTTATGGTATCTCCGTGTTTAACACCTTCTGTTGTACCAAAACCAATCGTGGGCACATCGCCCTTTACAGGTTCATAGGCAACCGGACTGTATCCTTCGTGTAATGCAATACCCACCAGCGCCGAAGCGCTAAGAGCAAGAATGGTGGGATTTAAACGATTCATTAGACAATGATTGTTGGAGATGCCGTACCGAAGGTAATAGAATCATTGGCGCTAGGCATATCAATAACAGTATCAATAACAGCAGCAACAACAGTCTCTACCCACCGCTCTTCCGACTGGCTCCAGTTCCAATCACCTTCCGGCTTCGGGTCGCGAATCACCCAGCCCGGCGGGAACCACCAGACAACTTCTTTGCCTTCAGGAGCGGCGGGAGCTTCCGGCACTTCAATCCAACCTTCGGTGCCATCAGTCTCATGTTTCGGGATAGAACCAAGTTTTGAGTAGAGCATGATTTATCCTTATTGATTCGGGAAAGCCGCAGCCGGCGGGGTGAAATTAGAGGTATAACGGGCATAACCCTTAGTGATGCGGAGGTCATCGATGTTGCCAGTGATTGTTCTTGCCGCACTATATGTAGAAGAACCCACTCTAATAAATCCACCAGTGCCAAAAGTTGTCAAAGTTGAATATGTGCTGCCACTTTGAACTCCATTTACAAACATTCTAGTGTTTGCACCACTTCTGCAAACGGCGATATGCGCCCATCCAGAAGTCCAAGGTTGAGTTGTTGTCGCCACATATGCAGTCGCTGAAGGTGGAGCGTAGAAAGTTAGATTTCCTCCCGCTGACCCCTCAATTGACCAATAATCGCTACCAACACTGCCTGCTACTCCCTTAGAAATAACTGTCTGGGTAGTACCGATTCCCCCTGATGCGTTTAACCAAAATTCAATAGTAAAGTCTCCAGACCCAAACTCTGCCGCAAGAACGCTTTGCGTATCAAGATAATCCCCACTACCATCAAACGCCAGCGAACCAGTGCCAAACTTCTTCACGCTAGTCGAAATCTGAGCGTTACCAACAGTCTCTAGGTTGTTCATCATCGCGTTGTCGAAGATGCCACCGTTGGTGAAGTTGCAAAGCAGATTGGTATTGGCGATAGCGGTCAGTGGTGCGGTTGGGACGGTATAAGTTGTTTGCGAAGGGTTATAGACTGCCGTGCCTTTCACCATTCGCACATCTGATATATACCCCTTTGTGTCATACCCGCCGGGGTAATAACGACCAATGGTACAAGTTGAAAAACTAATGGCAGATGAATATGTTGCCGTGCCACGACGCACACCATTTGAAAACAGTGAAAGCGTGGTTCCGCTACGACACAAAACAACGTGGTTCCATTGGTTCGACGTCAGAGAGGCGCTTGTGGTGTCTCGAATGATGTTTGAACTATTATAGAAATACAGGTATCTGACGTCGTCTGCTCCGTCGTACCCAATCTGGGTTATGCCGTTGTTGGGCGCGGAAAGAAATATGTTGAATGTAAGGGGCGTCGGAAACAACCAAAACTCAACCGTAAAGTCTCCAGTACCAAAATCCAACGCAGTATTTGTTGGCGTAGTCAAATAATCCCCACTACCATCAAAGTACCCACTACCACCAATCGTAGACGTAGAGTAAGCATCGCTCGGAGAGAACGGGCTGAAGCGTTGGACAGATACATCGCCGTTACGCGTGATGGTGAAAGCGTTAGTGCTGTTGTCGATGAAGCGATTACTTTGGCAAGTAAGTAAAGCAGTACCGCTTACAGCAGTCAATGGTGTTGTTGGAGGAGTAAATGTAGCGGTGTAAATTGCAGTACCAATTACGGCCCTTAAATTTGAAGCGTAACCAGTAAAAGCTACAGAACCATCACCGCCATACGCGCCAATGCGGACATAGGCTTGAGCAAAACTTGTGCTTGTTGTGTATGTTCCTTGTGATGTTCCATTGACATACAAAGTAACAGTCGTTCCACTTCTTACCAATGCAACATGATGCCAATTATTGGTTGAAAAGGTACTTGATGATGTGATTGCATTTGTTCCATCAATTCGGACAGTAAATTTACTTGCAGTTACTGTACTCCATTGAATAACTGGATTATTTCCTGCTGACCCGCTATCAGGCCCACGAAAGTCATACCAAACACCGCCACTTGTATTTGTGGGATATGCCCATCCTTCAATTGTTAAATCACCGCTACCAAGGGTAATTGAGCTAGGTGTAGATAAATAATCACCAGACCCATCAAAATAATTAGACCAATTAGACCCATAAGGAGAAAAAGAACCTTGGGTTGTATTGCCATTACGGGTAATGGTGAAGTTGTTGGTAGAGGAGTCTAGGAACGTGTTGTTCTGAGCGCCGTTAGTGCCATCGCCGTGAAGCAGCATGGTGACGTAGGGGAAGTACGGGTCAAGAACGGGCGGTGAAGGCCACGTGCCAGCCTTGATGTATTGGAGGGCTTGCTCTATCGTCCAAATCCCCGGAGCGGATGTGGTAGTCGGAATTACCGGGCTTTTGGTGATTAAGCCACCGGGATAGCGTTCACTCATTTATTGCTCCGTAACTTCAGGAACTTCAACCCAACTTAGATTTTGTTCATCCCACGAGTAACGCTTGCCGTCGGTAGGCATAGCCACTGGCGCTTCCCATTGAGCCTTGTCATTCAGAATCCATGACGGATACGGCTGCGGCGGAACGAAGGCGTCGATGTCTTCGCGGTAGGTGTAACCAATACCAGCATAGTTCTTGCGGATGTTGCCGTTGTAGGAGGTTTGCTTCCAAGTGCCGCCGAACAGGCGTTCGCAGAAAGCAGCACCGATATATTCCTTCTCTACACCATTGGCATCCGAAGTGTCTTTATTGCCGACCACGATGACTCGCAGTACGACATTGTTAGCATCGAGTTCAGCGAAATGAGCCACTTTAAATCTCCAATTCAGTCAAATCATTGGCACCACCAATAGTGCCTTTGAGGAAGGTGTTAAACG